TAAGTATATTGATGTAGTGTTGACATTTGGTGACAGAAAAGAACTAGAAGGCTTGATTCAATTATATTCACCTGATATAATATTATTAGGTGATGATTGGAGGAATGGTGATGTGGTAGGTAGAAAGTTTGGTAAGGAAGTTAGATTCCTACCAAGAGTAGGAGGTTATGCGAGTAGTAACACAATCAAAAAGATTCATAATCTATGAAAGTATTATTAATTGGTGATAGTTGTATTGATAAGTATGTTTATGGTGAGGTCAAGAGACTGAACCCTGAAGCACCTGTTCCTGTCTTGAATTATACTAGATCTATTAGTACAGAGGGAATGGCATGGAATGTTTTTAATAATCTAAATTCTTTTGGTGTCGATGTAGATATGATAACCAATGAAGAAACGATTACAAAGACTAGATATATCCATGAGAAATCAAATCAACAGATACTTCGTGTTGATGAAGAGGGTGGTGTAGAAAACTTGGATTGTGATTTTGTAGATCAGTGCATTGCAAGTAACCAGTATGATGCGCTTGTAATATCAGATTATGATAAAGGATTTATAACACAGGAGAAATTAATGGAAATCTCTTCGAGGTTTGTAGGTCCAGTATTTGTTGACACTAAAAAGAATACCATACCAGAGGGTGTATTTGTTAAGATTAATGAGATTGAATTTGAGAAACTTACTTATTATGATCCAAAAAATTTGATCATAACTAGAGGTGGTGTTGGAACAGAGTATAGAGGTAAGATATATCCAGCAGAGAAGGTGAATGTATTTGATGTGGTAGGTGCTGGTGATACATTTCTTGCAGCATTGGTTGTTGGTTATATACAATCTAAATCAATACAGACTGCAATCCCTATTGCTAACAAAGCAGCAGCAGTAGCAGTATCACATACAGGAACCTATGTATTAACTAAGGAGGATATAGATGAGATATTGCATTGATATAGATGGAACTATATGTACACCTGGCACATGTAAGTCGTGTCAGTATGAGGGTTCTACTCCCAAGAAGGATAGAATAGAATATGTTAATAAGTTATATGATGAGGGGCATTATATAATATACTTCACAGCTCGTGCAATGGGTAGGAATAGTGATAAACCTATTGATGATGCAAAGAAAGCAGCAGAGGAGGTGTTGAAACCCCTAACCAAGATGCAACTAGATATATGGGGATGTAAGTACCATGAATTGATCATGGGTAAACCACATGCAGACTTATTCATTGATGACAAAGGAATTAATTGCGATGACTTCTTCAACAATTAAACACGTTCCTAAAGGATGGGGATATGAAAAATGGATCGTCAATACTGATGAGTATTGCGGTAAGTTATTGTTCTTCAATAAGGGCAAGAGATGCTCATGGCATTACCACAAAATAAAAGATGAGACTTTCTATCTGCAGTCAGGTAGTATTCTTTTATTCTATGGTGATACAGACTCTCTAGAGGATGCTAAGACCCTTCTGTTGGAACCTGGTGATAAGTTCCATATCTATAGGGGATTACGTCATCAAATGGTTGCACAGGCAGACTCTGAGTTGTTTGAGTTCTCTACACAACACTTTGATGAAGACTCCAACCGAGTTATAGCTGGAGATACTCTCGAACAGTCGTAAATTTATAATCACCCCATTCGTTATTAGCTTTAGTATACTTCTGATACTTCCCTTCTAGATGTTCTGGAAAGGGAATGTATTCTATTTGTCCTTGATATTTAAATGCAATTAGATCTGCAACTTCTTGGAAGCTTGTAGGATTGCTAGTTCCTAGATCATAGATACCTGATGGTTTATTATTCGTTAACACTATATTCATTACATCTTCAATCCATATAAAATCACGGAGGAAATCTTTTGATCCCTCAAATAGTTTAATCTTACCATCTTCTTTGATCTGTTTCGTAAACTTATGAACAGGACTTGCTTGATCTCCTTTGTCCTCTTCACCTTCACCATAAACATTGAAGTACCTGAACCCTTGTACGAGTTCAAACTCATCCATATGATCCTGAACCCAATAATCTACTGTGAGTTTAGATATCGCATAGTAGTTTAATGGATTCATATCTGTAAGAGTATGACCATAGACTGATGCAGATGATGCATACTTGATTGGTATTTTATATTTGATTGCTTGTTCTAGTATCCACTGACTAAACTCTACATTGAAATGATTCAATGCTTTAGTATTCGTGCATGTGGTATGTGATATTGCGCCTTGATGTAATATTAGTTCTACTTTTTGCCACTCATTAAAACTTTGTCTGAAGTGCCAACTACCATTCTTCTCAACTGTGTAGACTTCTTTACCTAATATTTTAAGAGCTCGTAAGAAATTCTTACCAATAAACCCTTCGTGTCCTGTAAGTATGATCATTTATTTTTACTTAGATTATAATACAAATAAATAAGAAAAGCAAGTACCCTAAATACTTAAAAAGAATGAATAATGGCACTTAATTTTCCAGATAATCCGTCAACAGGTGATATTTATTCAGACTCCACTAGTGGCTTTAGTTATGAGTGGAATGGTACTACGTGGATCAGTATAACTCCTGCTGCACCAGCAAATATTCAAGAGTTAGATGATATTTCAAGTGGTTTTAATGGAGTTCTGACCACTTTTGCAATGACAAATGGTGGTGTAGCAGTTGCTCCAGCAAATGCACAACAACTGAGACTGAGTATTGGTGGTGTTCTTCAGAATCCAAATGAAGATTACAGTATATCAGGAACTAATGTTGTATTTACCACTCCACCAACAAATGGATTAACATTTAATGCTGTATTCTTAGGATTTGCACTGACCCAGAATACAGTTGCTGATAACTCAATTACCTTCAATAAGTTAGCACCTGATACACGAGGTGTTGGGGTTGATAATCAATATACAAGTGTTGGAACAGGAATCACTGTTATTAACTTTGTTGGTGCTGGAACCACTATTAATCTGGATGGTAAGAAAGCAAACATATTTACAAAGGATGCAAGAGTTGATACAATAAATGGAATAGGAACCGCAATATCTTATGCAAGTGGAACTAAGTCTCCTTTTGCATATGTTGAGTCGGAAGCAACAGTAGCAGAAAATATAACCTTTGATGCATCAAATGCTGGTGTTAATACATCTTTCGTCTTCACTGTCATACCCAACATGACAGTCGCAAGTGGTGTTGGTATGACAGTGGGTGTTGGTAAAACTCTTGTTATAGATGTTCTTAGACTCGGAGATGTAGGCTAATGTCAAGTTTAAAAGTTTCTAGTTTAGCAGGAAGAGTATCAGGAGATGCTCCTACTCTTACAGATGGTGCAGTTCTCCCTGTAGGTGTAGCATTGACAGGTGGTGGTGGTATCAACGTCACTGGTATTATTACTGGATCGAGTTATAGAGGAGATGGTTCACAATTAACAGGAATTGATGCGTCTTCACTTAAATCTGGTGGTTCAGTAAAAGTTCAGGCAAATTCAACTGGTGCTGTAGTAACTGGTGTATTAACTGCAACTACAGGATCATTTAGTGGGAACGTATCAGTAGGTGGAGTATTAACATATCAAGACGTTACGAACGTAGATTCTATTGGTATTGTTACTGCAAGAAGTGGATTAGTTGTAGTTGGAGGTGGAGCAAGTATAACCGATGGTGGTGTGGGAATTAATACTAATGCACCTGGTGCTGGTTTAAATGTTGCTGGAGTCATAACTGCAACTCAGTTGGATGTTAATGGAACAATCAATCAGAACGGTGCTGAATTAAGTGCTGCTCCTACCGTTTCTGGTATTTGTACTGGAACCGTTGCCGCACATAAAGCACTTATGGTAAACAGTAGTGGTCAGTTTAAAACTCCCACTGGGCAAACTGCAACTATAGGTAATGCGAGTGACTTTAGAGCTAGTAATAAATCTTCCAGTGACACTCAAATGTTGTATATGTCAGATTTGGACAAATATGTACTTGTTTACTGTGATAATGATGATAATAATAAAGTTTATGCACGAGTAGCCACTCGCAGTGGAACAAGTTTTTCTTACGGAACTGAGGTTTTAATTTATAACAATGGTTCAGATTGGATATCTGCTGACTACTTAGGTGGTGGTAAAGTTATCTTGGTATGTAATCCAAATGGAAGAATATCTCTTTTGACAGTCAGTGGTACTTCAATATCTGAAGAGAGTGGAGCAGGAACTACCTCAACTTACTTCAGCACCTTCGTTATTAGAGCAAAAAGTAGTACAAAAGCTTTATTAGTTTATCGTTACACTTATTCTGGTGATTTGAGAGCTAGAGTGATAACTATTAGTGGAAATACTTTCTCAATAGGTAATGATGTTGAAGTTTATGGGTCAACACCTACCGAAAGTAACCTTGACTGCTGCTATAATCCTGTCCGAGATAAATTTTTTGTTGTTTGGAGGCATGGATCTAATGATAACATGTATGCTCGAAGTGTAACAATTGCTTCAGGTCATAGTAACCCAACTGCACCAGGTGTCCAGAACGGTACTAAGGGACTAGAGGAGGGTACTATGAACAACCAAAGATGGTATCCAAGATGCATATATGATAAGACTTCAGGTAACATTGTTTTAACAGTTACGGGCGGTAGTAGTAACGAAGGTTATATTTACGCTATTCAACAATCAACAGCATCTAGTGGTAATGATATTACTTATGCTAGTGGTACAGGTAATAGTGGAGTTGAATGGCAAGGTAGTTCTGGAAATGTTGATTCATTAAACTATGGATTCAGTGTTGATGGTCAAGGAAATATTTACATAGGATGGCAAAACACAGATCAGAATAAGTATCTCTATGGACTTCATGCAACAATATCGGGTGGTACAATCACTCTTG